GGGGTATATATAGGAAAACACCATTTTGCTTCCATTTTCCCCCATTTTGCTGCCGGCCACATGGATTGTTAAATATTTCACAGGTTGGCGTGTTGCACAAAAGCTAGCATATATATTTGTGCATTATTCCATATTGTAATTTTTCTGCCGTCATGCTATACTATAATTGCAAATGGGATAAGGGACAAGCAATAAAGCAAAGCCTATATTCCAGAATAACAGAAAAAGGAGAGTATTCAAAAATGAAAAAGTATGAATTGGAGCCTCTACACACTAACCAGAAATCATTTTACGGCAAGGCGTATGTTTACGAGTATGAAATGAGCGGTTGGCGTTACTATCGTTTGATTTCATATGATACGCCTGTTCTCAATGTAAAGGCCAGGGACGGTGTTACCTATATTAGTAGACGCTGGAATAGTTATAGCGCGACGACCTTGCGCCATGTCAACGAATTCTTGAAACAACTGGGTTTCCCGGCTCTAACGGCAAAGCAATGGCGGGCGCTTCATGTCGGCGCATATTATGCAGATGATGAAGTTTTGCTAATGCCTGTCTAAGCGCCTCCCGGCGCTAATGCAGCCCGGTTTTTCCGGCCGGTCGCAAGCCCGGATGAATGCAGAGCGGCGCTAAAATTAACGGAAAAAGAAAGGAAGCACAAAAAATGAAATACGGCAAACTTTCGGTTGAACGTCGCCGCACGTTCACGCTAGACAACGTTGAAATTGACCATGAAATGGTACGCGATTCAGGGAACGGAATATATACATATAGTGAATATGCAGCCCGCAAAGCGCTGCTTGAAAATGAGATTTTTCAATGGGATTGCGCTGCATTTGGTTTCCCGGACGATATGACTGTTTATGAATCCGATAGTCCTGATACGTTTGATATCGACGTTTTTTGGCGAAACGAAAATTAAAATCCGAAACGTTCCCGCGCTTGGGAACGTCGTAGCGAGACGAGCGCCGCTGCCTGATGATGGAAATGCTCAATATTAAAAGAGGGCCGCGCCGCCCGAATAGGCGCAGAAAGGGAAAAAAGCTATGAAAAACATTACCAGAACCATTCGTATTCTCAACGTCGAGTACCCGGTCAAGACCGAAAACGGTTTCGAGACGCGCACGGCAAACGTGATTGACAAGGGCGCGGCCGCTATCCGCGCGGAAATCAAAGAGAAATGCTTGGGCGAAAATGTAAAATTCCTTGGCGAGTATGATGTCATCGCAGCGGACGAAAATCTGTTCTCAATGGACATTGAGACGTTTGTCCAGTACGCGCAGACCGTCCGCTAACAAAAACTAAAAGCTGTGCTATCGGCTATACGGGCAGAAAGGAAAAAAGAACATGAATACTATTGTTATCAAAGGCCGTCTTACCGCTGACCCCGAAATGCGCAAAACTAATAACGGCGTTCCGGTCGCAAATTTCACCGTTGCCGTTGACCGGACGTTTAACCGCGACGAAACGGACTTTTTCCGATGCACGGCGTGGCGCGCAACTGCCGAATTCGTCAATCAGTATTTCAAGAAAGGCCAGGAAATTCTTCTGACAGGCGAAATGCAGTGTAACGTTTGGGAAGATGATGACGGCGAAAAGCATTCGTCATGGGCTGTTCAGGTTGCAAACGCTGAATTCTGCGGAAGCAAGGCAGAAACCGATAGCACGCCCAAAAAGAAAACGTACAAGAAGTAATCAAACTAGCGGGCGCGTGTACAATTACATTCGCCCGCTTTTTTCTTAAGATTGGAGCTAATAACGATGAATAAATTTCTTGAATATCTTATTTGTGCAGTAATTGGAGCAGCGCTTGTGGCTATTTGTGTTTTCTTCCCGGCGGTGATTTGCTGGTGAAACGTGCCCCATCATACTGTAAATACGCAAAAACTTGCTTTGAGTGCCCATTCCCGGATGTGCCGTGGGAATGTCTGCAAAACTTTGATGCGATAGACTATGCAGATGGAGTCTATATTTTTCGCAAAAACAGAAACATTCCGGCGTTCCCGCGAGACAGCCTAGGCGAACACGTTGAAATTTGTGCCGTGTTTTCGGCAGACGATAATTTGCTTAGATTGTCACTGTATTATGATAAATTCCTTATGGGCTGGTTAGATATAGGCCGACGCTCACCGTATAACAAATCAAACGTTCTATACTCTATCGGCCTTGAAAAATCACTTGGTAGAAAGCGCGCATACGAGCTTGTGCAAGAGTGCTATAAATACTGCTTTGGCGTTGGCAATCTAATGTCTCATGCAATCGACCGTTTCTATGGCGATATTATAGCGCGCAAAGTTAAAGGCGAAATAAGCAAGAACGAATACTATGCGATTTGTGATAGGCTGAAATTAAAGAAAGGATATACGCTAGTATGATTTTAGATGTTAATGAAGAAAACCTTGATTTTTTGGCAATTTCTGCTTGTCCCATAGATATAGACGAAAACCTCCAAGATGACGAATGTATGCTTCTAAACGATGAAGTATATTACGGGGAATATAATGGCTCATACGTTGATGCTTGCCGTGCTTGTTGGCTGAAATGGATGTCTAAAGAAAGCGAGGATAATGATGAATAACCATTCTTACGTCTACATTCTTACTGATAAACTTGTTGAGATAATCAAGCACTGCTGCCCGCCAAACACGTCGGTTGACCATTGTGAACGCTTAGCTTATGAAGATTGCGACGGCCGCAGCTGCATTAACTGTTGGAAGTCATGGTTCAAGGACGGTGAATAACTATGCCACATAAAAGAAAACCTTTAACAGAATGGCAAAAACAAGCTAAAAACTTTAAGGCTAGAATTCGCTATGCGGAGAAAAAGCGATATAGTGTTTCAGAACACGCCCGTTATGCAGCAGAGCACATTAAGGAATACACGGCCGAAGAACTAAAAGGATTTACGCATGAATATATCCGCGATGTAGACAGCATTTCAAAAGCACAGTTAATAATCGAAGATTATCGCCAATTCCTCAAAGAATTTATTACTCCGGGGAAAAAATATGAATCTAAAGGCGCTCATTTGCTGCTAGCGTGGTTTAATTCTCTCCTTGATACCAGAAGTGTGATTCAAGTTGCCGAAATGGTCAAACGTGGACTTGAAGAAAATGGTTTGCCCGACTATTCTGTGAAATACCGTGAACATGACGCGCTTGCCTATATTGGTAAAATGCAAGCATGGTTGCCTGAAGATATGCGGCTATCCGACGAGCAAGTGTACCGGTATGCGCAGAATCAAGACGAATTAGAGAGCGGATATGGCTATGACTACTAAAAAGAAAAAACAGCAGATTGAAACACGACCTATTGTCCCCCGTTATGCATGTGATTTTGAAACAAGTGTTTTTGAAGGGCAGGAATATACAGAAGTTTGGTCTGCTGCATATGTTGAAATAGGCGGCAAGTCAGAGCAAGTAACAGTGTGCAAATCAATACGCGAGTTCTTTGACGATATGTTTTCACATGACGCACGCCGCCAAATCTTATATTTTCATAACCTGAAATTTGACGGCGCTTTCATTCTTGATTATTTCATTTCTCAGATTGGATGGAAGCAAGCATATACCCATACTGGTGAAAACCAATTTGAGGGAACAGTATGGGAGAATGACAAGGAAATGCCCGCGAAAAGTATTAAGTATATGATTGCTGACAAGCAGGGCGTTTGGTACAGCATCGTAATTAAGGGCGCGAATGGTAATATTATCGAAATAAGAGACAGCCTAAAGCTACTTCCGCTCTCTCTAAAAGCTCTAGGCAAATCCTTTAACACAAAGCACCAGAAACTTGAAATGGAATACAATGGCGAACGTCATGCTGGTGGATTCATCAGCCCAGAAGAATATCAATACATTGCGAACGATGTTCTTGTATTGAAAGAGTGCCTAGAAACAACATTTGCTGAGGGGCATACACGCCTGACTATTGGTTCATGCTGTTTTGATGAGTGGAAGAAAACATTAGGCGGGGATTCCATTTATAAAGAGCAATATCCAAATTTGTGGCAGCGCCATATTGATGAAGAGATATTTGGTTCTCCGTGTATTGGCCGGTATATACAGCGGGCATATAAAGGCGGCTGGTGCTATGTAAACCCTAAGTTTGCCGGAAAGCCTCAAGCTAAAGGCTGTACCTTTGACGTGAATTCCTTGTACCCTTATGTAATGCACAGTATGTCCGGCAACGAATATCCAGAAGATTTGCCAAGTTTTTGGAGTGGTAATTATATACCAGAGTGCTGTACATTGGGCGAGAAAAAACGAGACGGCAGCAGGTATAAGCCAGACTATTATTTCATCCGCTTCAAATGTCGCTTCAAGTTGCGTGATGGGTATTTGCCAACTGTCCAAATAAAAGGCAATCCATTGTATAAAGGCACGGAGTGGCTTAAAACATCTGATGTTTATAGCTCTAACACGAAAAGATATTATGATACTATCATTGATTTCGACGGTAAGAAAGTCAAGCCATTTGTAACGCTAACAATGACTTGTTCTGACTATGAATTATTCCGTGAACACTATGATGTGTTCGATTTAGAGATACTTGACGGCTGCTATTTCCAGACAAGGAAAGGTATATTTGACAAGTATCTTAACAAATATAGAGAGATTAAGGAAAACAGCACAGGCGGTATTCGCTATCTTGCAAAGCTATTCTCAAACAATCTGTACGGCAAAACCGCCGCGTCCCCTGACAGTAGTTTCAAAGTAGCTTATGTAAAAGACGATTCATCTATTGGCTTTTATCCTAATTACGCACAGGATAAAACGCCGGGCTACATAGCAATAGGCGCGGCAATCACAAGCTATGCCCGCTGTTATACTATACGCGCCGCACAAGCGAACTACGAGCACTTTTGTTATGCTGATACTGATAGTATTCACCTTAATTGTAGCCCGGAAGAAGTAAAAGGAATTACAGAGCACCCGCGCACATATGGTTGCTGGAAATGCGAAAGCGAATGGGACTATGGTCTATTTCAGCGACAGAAAACCTACGTCGAGCACGTTGTTAAAGAGAATCATGAAGAAGTCAAGCCGCATTATGACTTGAAGTGTGCAGGTATGCCGCAGCGCAGCAAGAAATTGTTCTTGCAATCGTGCGGAGAAGATGAAGGAATCGAGCCTGAAAACGATATTGAACGGGAATTCCTATCAGAGCATAGAAGCATAGAAGATTTCAAAGTAGGTTTGTGCGTTCCGGGGAAGCTACGGCCAAAGAGAATTCCGGGCGGGATTGTACTTGTAGACACAACATTCCAATTTAAGGAGGGTTAAAAATTATGAAAGTTTTAATTGCGTGTGAAGAAAGTCAACGTGTATGTACGGCTTTCAGAGAAAGAGGTCACGAGGCATATTCGTGCGACATCCAGGAATGTTCTGGAGGTCATCCAGAATGGCACATACAAGGTGATGTTATTGCAGTTTTGAATGGTCGGTGCATTTTTGAAACAGCAGACGGGATTACGCATAAAATCGGAGGGAAATGGGACTTGATTATTGCACATCCACCTTGTACTGATTTAGCAGTTTCCGGGGCAAGGCATTTCGCAAGAAAAAGAGCCAACGGAACGCAACAAAAATCTATCGCATTCTTTATGGAATTTGTGAACGCAGATTGTGAAAAGATTGCGGTTGAAAATCCAATCTGTATCATGTCCACAGAATACAGAAAACCAGACCAAATCATTCAACCGTATCAATTCGGTCACCATGCGAGGAAATCAACCTGCTTATGGCTAAAAGGGCTTCCAAAGCTAATTCCAACCGATATTGTTGACCCAGGGGAAATTGACAAGAATGGCTTTAGTAGAGGTGCATCACTGGATTACGCAACAGACGAAAACGGAAAAATATTACGCTGGAATGACCCACGCACGGCAAAAGCCAGGAGCAAAACATACCCCGGCATTGCAAAGGCTATGGCCGAGCAATGGGGATAATAGAATAAAAAATTAAACCCCCTACCATAAAGATAGGGGGTATAACTATATCTAAAACGCCGCTTGCTGCTGCGCGGTCGCTAATACCGAAAACCTACGGTAAGCTGGTTTCACCCAGTAGCCTCTCACCGTGGCACAACAGGGACGCAGCGCAGATACCTCAACAGGAAATTGTTTTTACAAGGGCTTCTTTGCTTTCAAGATTCTTGAATCTGAATCTGCCCATTTCAAACTGGTGTCTCAGTAGGGCAATGAGGCTATCATAACCGCCGCCGAGAATATAGTCAACATCGTGGTCATCCGTATTGACTGTGATTTTCATGGGATGCGTATGGTCAACAGATGGCGAACAGTAAAGCATACTGCCAAACTTATTTGCTTCCGGGTATTCCCTCACGCCATATTCATTGCCATGATATTTAATCGTACACAAGTACACATTTTTGCCAGTTATTTCCTCAACAAATGCCTGATTATCGCTCAAGTATTTACCGCTATCCGAGAATCCGATGTATGCGGTATTGCTGAACGCCTTAGAGAACCCGCTTTCAGCTTGTGCTTTTGCGGCGCTTTCATTGTAGCCCTGTTCAAGCACAAATCCATGACCGCGCATGAATTTCACCTTATCATTCAGTCTGCTGCTGATTCCCATAGCAGAGTAGTACGGGTTCAGCACAGTAACAGGGTTACTAATCATAATAACCGGCACATATCTACTCTGTTCGCCTCCGCCTCTTGCAATAGACTTGTGGATTGAAATGAATTTGTTCATTTCATTCGGGCAGTACACTCCGGTTTCGCTTTGGAACTCGTCGAATAGCATAATAGTTGTATCATTCATATAGTGCGAATATTTCTTCACTTGCTCAGCGGAGTTGAGTGCTACGGCATAACCGCAGCACTCAGCCTCGCCACCGTCTTTTGCAAGCATCAAATGTACAAAGGCTTTGCTTTCAGACATTTGCTGCGTAAGCGTATATCCGGGAAAGAACAGTGTGCCAATTTCCTTGAAGAATTTGTCCGCGCAATCCTGCAATTCATATTTGTATCTATAAATCAGGCAGAACTTTCCCTTGCCCCTGAGATACCGGCGCACAACATAACGGTTGAACCAAGTGGTCTTACCTGCGCTTCTGTTGCTGGTGCAGATATAAATTTCAGGGCGATTGCCGTCAATGTCATTCAGGCTCAGCAGCTTTGTGCCATCGTAATACTTGCTTTCCATTGCTTATCCTTTCATATCTACGTAGCGCTTCATGATAATGAGCGCCCGCATAAGCGTGTCATTCAGATTGATGTTTCCCATGCCGTCGCCCTCGATTGCGTCACAGTCAATCAGGGCTTTAATATCGTCGTATGCCCATTTCGGCACGTCATTCAAAGACTGATAAACCATTTCATTTTCCTCACTTTCAGTATCAGTTTCAGGTTCTTCCTCGTCTGCCAGAAGAGAGTAATTCGGAACACCGTACCCGCGCACGTAGCGAGAGTTTACAAGCAGATTACGTCTGCCAACAGTATCGCCCTTGTTTCCCTCAATGACTGTAATGTTGTAGCCGTTGCAGGTTTCCACAATACCAACATGGTCGGGCACGCCATTGCAGTCACCGATTCCGTTGTCGTCCCAGTCGTAGAAGATAATGTCGCCCGGTTTCGGGATATAGTCGTCACGTTCTTCCCAGCAGTTGGCAAACATATACTTGCTAATCATTTCCGGGCATGAGCACTCAGGGAATACAATGCGGGAAAATCCCGCAATGTACCCCATAGCGCTCACGAACGTGGCGCACCAAGCGTCAGTGTACTTAACTTTATATCCTCTAGGCAGAGGACTGGTCTTGTTGTAGATATCAATGATTTCCTGCTTCTGCCCGTTGTAGGTGTTTGCGCCCATATAGCCACGAGCAGCTGCAACAAGAATTTCGCGGAGATTGGATTCGGTCATTTTTTCAAATTTCCTCCCTTATATTATTTCGGAGTAATTGTAGCCGTAAGATTCGCTCCGGCGCCCTTGACGCAGAACTTGATATAATGCGGCGCCGACAGCGACGCAATGTCCAGCGTAAAGCCGGTCTTGTCCGCGTCAATCGTAAACGTTCCCGCCGTCTTGACCCCGGCCTCAATGTAGCTTGCGTTCGAAAACTGCGTTCCGCCAGTCGTATACAACACGAACGCACTGTCACCGCCGTTGTTGTCGCCGGACCAGTTGTTGCCCAGACAGTTCACCGCGCCGGTCACGCGGATGGTCGCACCATTGGGATATCTGGCATTGTCGATTGGGATAGACGATGTGTGGCCTATTGTCACATAGCCTGCGGCGTCTTTCTCGCTGCCGCTGCTGGTGGAAAGCCGGGTATTGTCCGCATAACCATAGGTCGCCAGCAGGTCGGACGTCGCGGCTTTGACCGTCAGCGCATACTCCGCAGTAAAGTTTCCATCTTGTGTCTTTACCGTAATTGTGGCGCTACCCGGCGCAAGCGCTGTGACAACACCGTTGACCACGCTGGCCACGGACGGCGCTGAGCTTGTCCACGTCACCGTCTTGTTGCTTGCGTCTGCCGGTGAAACGGTTGCCGTCAGCGTGGTCTGCCCGCCGATGGTCAGCTCGCCGGAGGAAGCGTTTATCGATACGCCCGTAACGGCCACGGTCTGGATGCCGGTGAAGATCTCGCGGTCGTATCCCGCGCCGTAGCAATAGCTATAAATCTTCTGCTGGCTTGGATTGATGACGTTGACGACAAACGCCGTATCCTTGGCGCTGTTGGCTGTCTTGTTGTAGGTGGTCGTTTCGCCGAACTCGATACCGTAATACTCGGCGTTGCCGTTCTGCCCGTACTCGTTATTCCGAGCAAAACACATATTCGGTGTAGCCACGCGCCAGACGTTGTACTCCGTGCCGGTGCCGCTTGCGATAGCGTTGAGCTTTGCGGCCTTGAAGCAATGCACATGGCCATGGATTGCCGCGAGGATTGTAGCGCTGTTGCTGCCGCTGAAATTCACGGTATTGCCGCTGCTGACTGTGATGCTGCCGCCGTCCACATATGCCTTGACGATATTCGACAGGACACACACGCCGCCCCAATCCAGCGGATGGTGCGATAGGATCAGCACGTTCCAGCCGGTCTTTGCGCCCACGGCTTTCAGAGTGTTTGCAAACCACAGCTTTTGGGCATCGGAAACATACTCCTTCTCCGTAGCTTCGGCGGTGTTCAGGCAGATGACCCGCAGCTTCTTGCTCTCGAAGTCCCGATAGCAGTAGCCTTCGGTGGTGCTGCCCATTACCGCGGCGGTGTTGTAAGCGCCGCACAGGCCGTACAACTCCGCCGCCGGCAGCACGCTGCCATTCTGCGCCTTGCTGTACTGCAAGCTGTCGTGGTTGCCAAGGGTACGGAACTGCGGGATTCCTTCGAACGCCTCGTCGATATCCGCGTTGATCTCCGCGAAGTGCTGCCGCCCCTCGGCCAGCGTGGTCGTTGCGCTGCCAGCCGTGTAGTCGCCAAGATAACAAGCAAAGTCAATACCGGGCAAAATATACGCCAGCGCTTTCATAGCCATGCCAGCGTGTAGATTGCCGTTCACAATGTCCGCGCTTGTGTCAAGCTGGTGCGCGTCCGAAGCAGCAATAAAGACAATACTATCAGCAGTTCGTACAGCTTCTACCTTTTTTGCTACTTCAAGCGCCTCAGCTTTAACATAGTCTGGAATATCTGCATGAGTTATATTATCTTTATTAGGGATTGCGCTTATAGCGTTGCCCATTTCGCCAATTTTGTACGTCGTTGTAGTTCCGTTTTTTGAGCGGATGGCGTCCGCTATTGACCGAACGGACGCCTCTTCGTATAGCTTATTGGCCATCAATAACTCACCTCATTTCCGTTTGCGTAAGTCGGGAGTGCTTTGAGTTCCCATTTTGTCCCGTTAATAATCGGAACTTTGCCGTTGTCAGTGCCGTCAGCATTGGGCGTTGGGAGAACATTTCTATTTTCAATAAGATAACTAACAGCAGCTTCTCCCATTTTCATCATCATAATAGCTTCGCCAATAATGGGAAATCCAGCAATTGCGCCAGTATCGGCATTGGTGGTAACGAATTGAAAATGAATAACCCCAAATTCCTTGGTGCCAGTAACAGATGCATCAACTGAGGACGTAGGTGAACCGTCTTTTGACTCGCTCTCATATAGACGAGCGACTATTTTGTTTCCAGCCTTAAAGGAGTCAAAAATAGCGTCAAACGTTTGGTCTGTTGCCAACCCTACCTGATACCCATTATAATTTCCGTTATATTCTTCGCCTGAACCTGTGGGCCAAAAATCGACATAAGTAGTCGCATCGCCAGCTTCCGGCGTTTTAAGCCCCCACTTATGCTTATTCACCGCAAGAACTTTGCCGTCGTCGGAATCATCCGGGTTGGGTTCAGGAAGAATGCCGCCTGTTGTTGTCAAATAAGGGCGAAATGTTTCATCGGAATCTGTAACGCCGTACACGGTGATAACACTGTGGTCTAGGTCTCCGAATGACCCGACAAACATATACACCGGCACATTAGAAAACACATCCACTCTAGTATATCCAACGCTAAAATATGCCGTGTAACTGTCATTTCCTTCGGTAAGCGTAACCTTAAATTGAATATCTTTGCCAGAATTAAGCGCGGAAATAATCTCGTTGTTTGTTTTATTAAAAGTAAGATAATAATCAGTCTTTTTTCTAACAGCGTCATACACGCCCTCGCTAATTGCTGTGCTTTCAACAAGATATTTCTCGCCAGACGAACTAATAGGCAATTCAAATTCCTTTTCCGCATAATTCCAAGTCGTGGTATTAGCATCAGCGGAAAGTTCAATAACGCGAACAAGCATTTTGCCGGAAGCAGTAGCATAATTTGACGTGACGAATGTAAACGTCATATGCTTATTATCTTTAATATCAAACACGCCGTTCCAATATTCCGCGTTATCAACAGTGTCAATCAGTCGCACAGGAAGATTCTGATAGATTTTTCCGCTGGTATCAGAATGGTACTGAATATAAACAGCGTTCGGCTCAGATTCGTCATTTGCCGTGATAACATTGTTTTCTCCACGAGTGAACTGGAATCCCTCGTAGCGGGTGAAATCAAACGTCTTGTGGTCAATCGTTTCGACAGACCACACGTTAGTGTTAACGTCGCCAACAAGGAAAATGGTTTCGGTGTTCATTTGGCCCACGCCATTCTCAGCGCGAACGCCGTTATAGTAGTTTTCAAATTCAATGCGGATATTGCCACTACCAGAAGCATCCGCCTTTACAATGGCGCTTGCTGAATGATACTGTTTGCCATCATAAGTTAGACGGGCGTTTACTGCAACAGCATACTGGTTAGTACCACTGAAATAATTACGCAGCGCTTCAACAATAGCACCCGGCTCTACATCGCACGTCACTGCCCCTGCGTTGCCGACAGTCGCCGTAAGGTTCACAAAGCCGTCGGCATTAGTATTAGGGATTGTACTTGTAATGCTGCGGACTGTCCACTGGTTGGTCAGCGCACCGACAGGCAAGGAAATAACGACAACTTCCTGCGAAACATCCTCCCCAGACTTTCCAGCATTGTTAGTGACGGAAATAGGAACGTAGAAACTAAGCTGCATACTATCAGCGCCAGTAGCGCCAAGACAGCGGTAGTTGGTTGCAACCGCCCACGAATTTTCCAGTTCATCCGGGGCATAAAGCATGGCGATAAGGTCGCCATCCTGAATCCAATTAGACAGATTTTCTCTGGTCACACCCGGCGTAAGCAAGTTACCAATAGTGTCAAGTTTAAGGAAATGAATTTTTCGGATAGTTTCCTCAATCTGTTTAATTCGGGCGTCCAGCGCCGCGTCCGCTGCCTGTCTGTCTGCAATTTCACCCGTCAGGCCCTCATTCAGTTTGTTCACCGTGTCGCCAGTAGTATTAAGCTGACCAACTACCTTGCAAAGAGTTTCGTAGTAACTCATGCTTTCGTCATACACAAGCGGGAGGATGGGCTGGCAGTAAAAGCTCATCTTATTCAACATACTAACTGTGTCCATAACTTCACTCCTTTACCATACGTTCATAAATTCGGTTGAAAGTTCACTAATCATTCTACGCTCGATATTGATAAGCGTATTAGCTACATCTTTCATTAGCTCAATTCTTGCCTTGCCTCCGGCCTTACCTTTGATTGTCTCCGTGGTATTGGCTTTACGGTCAGACGTTTCATTGTGCGATTCGGTATTGTCGTTCTTCTGGTCAACCAGCGCGCGACGAGCATATGACAAATATGCCATGCCAGCAGCGTCCTCTGATGGTTTCACAGAAACAAGGCCATTCTGCGGAGTATCGCTGTCAAGATTGTAGTTATCGGCAGTAGTTGAGTTATTATTTGTGCTGCCGCCAAGGGACTTGTCGTTGTAGTCGCCTGTGAACGTGCGCACAAGGTTAGTATCTCCATAGAGCGCTTCAATATCCTCGGCCGTAAAATCACGAATACTGTTGAATGTAGACTTGACAAGCTGAGTGTAATACGGAGCGATTTCGGCAAGCTGCTCATTCATGTGGAAAACCCAGAGCGCTGCCGTTTCCCAGCCAATTTCGCGGGTATAATAATGGGCAAGAATACGTTTACAAATATAAGAAGTAGTAGGTTCGTCAACGAATTCCCACGGAATGACACAGCGCTTGAACGGGGAGTCCTCTCTGCCGGTTTCGCCAATAGGAAACATTTTGGGAGCTGCCGCGCCAATGATTTCATCAATCGGCCTAGTGGTATCACCGGCCAGCGATTCGCAAATGAATCGTACCTGAGTAGTATACAAACTCATTCCTTCTGTTCACCCCCGCCGCTATCAGTATTCGGGTCAAGCCAGTCGTTAATTGTGTTGCCTTCATCGTCAGAAATACCAGACGTATACAGGGAATTAACGGAGACTTTAATATTCAGGCCAAACATTTTGTTGATTTGCTCGGCCGCTTGCTGACGCGCTTCCAGTTTTGACATTCGACAAGCAGATGTGCCAGCAGTTGCCTGTTGAATTTCGTCAGTAACAAGGCGCTCACGTTTGGAAATAGTAAGATTAGGGACACCCTGCATTGCCAAAGCCTCATTCCAAATTTCGCGTTTAAGGTCTTGAAGCTCAGCTGCCGTATACGGAACACCCGGATTAAGCACCTGAATATTATTCAAATTCAGGTCTTTGTCACCGAAGATAATGGGGACATTACCGTCATACTGCATCATAAGGTTTTTGAACGTAAGGCGCTGTGATTCAGGGCAAGTAACAATAACCGGTGTTTTCTGCGCCGCCGCATTAACATCTACATCACGGTCAATGTTCTCAAGGCGGTGGGCATAAATCCAAGCCTCATAAGCAGACGGAAGCCTCAAGCGGTTATTCCAGATTAGAACAGAGTTTGTATTGTCCAATTTCCACTGATTCCTACCAACACTTGAAGCATACGCAACACGGTTGATTGGCGTATTGTATACATCAAACGGGCCGTTCGCCATTACGCGCAATGCAAGATAGCCGTGCTTTTCATAATCTTCCTTGCCCTCAATACGAGCAGCTTCGGAAAGAACGTCATCTTTGAAGAACACAGCGCAGCCAGTAGAGAACAGGCACAGTTCCAAGAAGCGAGGGTCAACACTAGGCGGTAGGTTTTCCCACGTGAACAAAGATGTTGAAATCTCTGTTAGCTTGTTGTAGTAAAACTGATACCGTGTAGTGTTGTCGTATGCCGTTTCCCAAAACTGCCGCGAGTGAGAGCCTTTAGGGGTTCGGTATGGTTTACTCAAATTATCACCTACTTACAGTGAATTATCTAGTTCATAGTTTCCTACACGATTAAACGGATTGCCGGTTGACAGGTCAATACAACGCCAGAAAGTAATGCCCTTATCGTAAATCTGAACAAGTGATGCGGTAACGTCAGCGGGAGCGCTGCCGGTAAGATTGCAACCACAGGTCTTTACGTAATTCCACGATTTTCTGCCGTTTCGATTTGGTACTTTCAGACGGTTCGTCTTATAACCGTACATGGAAAAGAAATCGTCGATTATTTTCGCAAACTGACCCTGAATACGATAGGGCATATAGTGGAAGCCTTGATAGCCCATAGCACAAAAGACACTAGACGATTGCTGTCCACGGGCGTGATTAGGCTGAGTGGAAGCAGTTTTAACCTGCGCGACAAGGTTAATTGTTTTATTGAGAATGTCTCCCTGCATATTATAGGAAACATTCTGCGCGTTCTGATATGCATTAGCGTATTGCCCGACAGCCTGAATGGTTTGTGCAGACCCAGCGCCGGTCATTGCCGCACTCATGCCAGCTACTTCACCGGCCATGCCAACACCTGTCGCAGCCAAAGCCGCTTGCTTTACCGTGTCAATCGCCGTATTCGCAACTCCGGCCGCAATCGCGTATTTATTCTGTGCAATCCACGCCTTGAAAGTATCGACGTTCCAAGCGCACTGCGGGAAGCCGCCCATAATCAAAGATTCCTGAAAGTTTGTTGGAAGCCCTTTATAATTAAGAGGGATAGACGCACATTCCAGATTTCCGTTTACTACACCAACAATATTGAACTTTGGCTTCCTGTTTTCGAAGTATTCATAAGCGTAATTAGCTGCATTACCTTGAAGGTTATCGACGTATACGCCACAAAATGGGGCGGTATATAGCTTATTATTTTTAGGCTTATAGCCGTCAAACGTTCCAGTAAAAGCTGGAATAGAATCGACAGTATGAGGAACAAGACCAGTAGCCAAGTCACCAGTGATTGACCAGTTCATGAAGAACTTCGGGTACATCGTAATACTAACAATACCATCAGCTTTATTTGCTTTCGTAGCTGCCTCAATAACTGCGTTTGCATCCTGCACACAGGCTTTAGGGTTGCTAGGGTCATAATTAAAAAGATTCTTCGTCAGGCCGGTATAAATGCCACTATCAACGCCACCAACGCCGCCGGTAGAAGCATCTTTAATAATCCACTTATTATCTTCATAAACAGCTTTCCACGTAGCAAGAATACAAATTACATAATTAGTTTTCAAGAAAAGATTGGGAAAGTAATCTGCATCGTACACGTATTCGCCAAGTTCAAAAGATTCCGGGATAAGGTTGTCACCAATAGCATCTGTCATTGCGTGTTCGCGCTCTACAAAGCACTCGCCCACATTAACGTCGAATAGGTACGTCTGCATTGGGTCAATGGTATAATAAATGCGAGAAGTTGTATTGCTGATATACTCGACTTGCGTAATGAACGCATAAAACCATTTTTCGCCAAAACCAGTATTACGGAACATCATGTAATTGCAACCAATCAGTTCATCGACAGTTTTGTCCAAAGTAATATACGGCCTAGGATAGCGCTGATAAGAAACTTTATTAAAGTAATAAGCAAGAGCATACGTAGTAAATGCAGTCGCTTGCTGGTCTGAACTATCGAACCAAATGGTATGGTCGAATGACGGCTCAAGAGGGACATTCCTTAGAATGTACACTTCTGAATTTGGAACAATCATCGACATATAACCACCTGCCTTTAAGAAATTTCCCTCCTACCCACCCGACTACTATTTTAACGCCGTAGCCATTCGTCTGTAACTTAATTACTTAACAGTAACAGTACACGTTGCTTTCTTAGTGCTGTCAAAAGCGGAAGTAGCGGTAATCGTAGCTGTGGTAGACGACGCATCAGCATCAACCGTGACAACACCGGCAGCAGAAACCTTGACATCCTCTGCGTTGCTAGTCCACACAACCGTCTGCGGGGCGAAGTATTCAGTTGCGACAACAGCGGAAAGCGAGACGCTGCCGCCCTTCTGGACAGTCGCGGTTGTCGGGGACACAGTAACGGAAGTAACCGACGGAGTGCCCGGAACGAACAGAACAGAGTTAGCGAACGGAGACACAGAGAACGTTTTCCACACGTGGTAGAAGTAGTTCCAATAAAGACCCTGACCGTTGTACTGTTCAGTGAACTGCGTCAGCATATCGAAAACCATGAACCAATCCTTATCGACAATCACTGCCGGGATTGCGTTCAGCGCAGCGAGTTCATCCTGAGACGGCTCATTGTACGTCGGGTCGCCAGCAAAGATTTCGCCAAGGCGGGCAACATCGAGATCGCCAAAGCCATCAATCAGAACACGGTGACCAAGGAACTCTGCCTTATCCATGTTGAAAGCGGAAGCAAGAACATTCACGTCCATAGTCGCGTCGAACACAGAGTTCACAATCATGTACTGGTCGGTCTTGCCAGTGAAAGTGCGAACTGCTGCCGGGTTGTACTCGCTGTTCATAAACGTCAGCTTATTGGACACGCCCTTAACGGTGGTGATAATCGCTTTCGCGTTTTCGGCAGTCACGGTCGGGACGGTGACGGGGTACACACGGCCGTCGAGAATGTGCCGGGCAAGCAGGTACTTCATGACAAGGAACTCGTCATAGTTCGCGCCAGTATACATGGAATCGACGATTCGAGCGATAAGGTCGGTCACACCATCCCAAGACAGAAACGCCTGTTTAAGCTGTTCCTGCGTAACGGTTGCCTTGTAGAACTTCTGATAGTTCATGATGTGGAAGGCCGCACGAACATCAGGCACAACGCGCTTGAACACTTCCTGCTCGGCAATCTCAGGATTGAACTCCTGAACCTTTGCGATATTAACGAAAATTTCCTCAATGGATTCGCCGTACTCAAGAACACCCTTCTTGAAGAAAGCAATGGGGTTAGAGTACATCTTAGACGTGAGCATCACGCGGCCAATGCGGTTAACCAGGGCGTTCAGGAACTCGTTCTGGAGTGCCGGATAGTCCATGATAATCGCGCCAATCGTACGAATGGATTCAACGTCGTTTGCATCAGCTTTCGGAACGTAATTACGGTAATCGACTGAAGCATTATTGCGGATAACATTCAAAATATCCGCAGCGGACGTGGTAAGCGTCCGAATCTTAGGCTTAACAGGCATAAGCATTTACTCCTTTCAAGAAAACAGGTCATCAAATTTTTCCGGAGATTCATCTTCATCAGGCTCATCTTCCGGGAACTTAGGGTCTGCCGGAGAATTTGGAGAAAGGAAGCGGTCTTTGTATTCCTTCACCACATTCTCGTACTTTTCTTTGTATTCGTCACGCTCCTGCTGCAACTGAGGGTTAGACATTTCGTCATACATACCCATCAGAGCGGAAACATCCTTGAGCGTATCTTCATCATCGGCAGTGGCATATTTGCCGATAATAGCCTGAAACTGTTCACGGGTTAGCACATTAAAATTCCTCCTTAATAAAATCTAGCGTATGGATTAAGCATCATCCATAGTGGCATTGACTTTGACTTTTTAGGGGTTGGCTGTGGGGCTGGTAGGTTTGTTAGATAGGTATACCATTTGTCAGCGTAAGTCATGCGAATACCCCTAGTTTCGTTCCACGAAGCAACATTGGGCCGTTCATACTGAACAAACCACACATCAGCAAGAGTAGCTGGAGAATCGGTTGAGCGAATGAAAGTTTCCCACGTATATGTATACGACGGAAAATACAGATTATCACCAAACTGATAATTCGTATCATACTCAAACTTTATGCGGTCTAATTCCATATCGCCACATAGTGCCGGGTCATCCCACCCATCGCCAGCCCAATTACTGAACTTTGTCCTCGGCGTCCATTGGACAAGTCCGTAACCTGCGTTCGGGTCGCCAAGAGCAAAACCAAATTCAGTTTGGCCGGGATTAAGCTGAGATTCGTGCTGCATATTGCCGAGCATACCAGCAACAGCATTTACAGACCAGCCTAGAGCGCCGAAATAACTCCATATGATGCGGGCATTATTTCGCATTGCATCCGCTGTCATTTTGCCGAGCTCGTTGGTATAATAAGCTACCCACTCTAGCCCCTCAGAGGCCATACTTGCGTAATCGGGCAAGCAGTAGCCACGAATAGACTTCTGGTCTACTCGGCGCTCCATCAACTTAACAGAATCGCCGTTATTGCCCTCAATTACTGTAAACGTGTTTCCGTCTACAACGCCAACTATACCGCAGTGGTCTGGTTGCCCCTGATTGTCACCAGAACCAGAGTCATCCCAATCGTATTGAATAATGTCCCCCATCTGAGGCACATAAGCATCGTTTTCTTCCCATCGGTTAATGTTCTGGTATAGCGTTACCATGTAAGGGCAATAGGCTGTCGGAAAAATAATATCCGTTAAGCCTAGAGCAATGCCGACGTATGAAACGAACACAGCACACCACGGTGAAGCGTAAGTAACGGTCGGGCCTCCTACATCTGTTTGGTAGCTATTATAGGCGTCAATTATTTTCTTATAACTGCCGTCGTATTCATTAAGGCCGATGCACGATTGAGCGAAAGTGTAAACTGACGTTCTTAGTTCTTGCTCAGTCATTTAATGCTGAGCGTGTTGATAAGAGACTGCATGACAGAAGTGTTGTTATTGATAGCAGTAGAAAGCTCAGAAATCTCTGCCTTGTACTCCTTCGTCAAATTGCTAATCTCTTCCTTGTGGTATTCCGAAGATTTGTTGACATAGAAAAACATGATAAGGCAACAAGCAATCGGAAAGCCCACATTTGAAATAAGCTGAACAATTTCGTCCATGCACTTTCACTCCTTTCTACAATACCATTTTAGCACATGGCCGGGCTTAGGTCAACTGTGAAAAATTGGAAGTGCCGGAGCGCTGGTTAATGCTGGAAGCAAAATGGTGTTTTCCTATATATACCCC